GAGCCTCAAGCTTTGTATTGCTATAGACGGAAACATAACCACCGACTGTTTGTAATGCTTCAAGCTTTGAATCGCTATAGACGTAAACATAACCACCGACTGTTTGTAGAGCATCAAGCTTTGCATTGCTATAGACGTCAACATCACCACCGACTGTTTGTAATTGCGGAGCCTCAAGCTTTGCATTGCTACGGACGGAAACATAACCACCGACTGTTTGTAATGCAGGAGCCTCAAGCTTTGCATTGCTATGGACGTAAACATCACCACCGACTGTTTGTAATGCTTCAAGCTTTGAATCGCTATAGACGTAAACATTACCACCGACTGTTTGTAGAGCATCAAGCTTTGCATTGCTATGGACGAAAACATTACCAGTTACATCAACTATGTTTTTAAACTGATCTTGATTTTCTTTCGTTATTTCTAAATTGCCGTTGTATATTTTCATTTAAAACTCTCTTCTTAAAATGGTTTAATAAATCCCAATAAATTCATGTCACCTTCACCGAAGCGTGAGCGTTTTGTATAAAACACTCCGTTGCCTTCACGGTTTACAGGCTTGCTTGGATCAACAACGCCCGAGGTGTTTGCGCCCACGGCGTTAAACACACTCTCATCACAATCTAAAACTATCTCTGTGTGACCATTCGTCGTCGTTCCATGTCTCCAAATCGCAATCGCACCAGCTAGTGGACTGATCTTAACTTTTTGCTCAATCGGCGTGCTATTCCACAACGTCAAGCAATGCTCAGTTGCCATAAGTGGTGACTTCACACCTGTCTTAAATTCTGCGTAGGCAATCATTGATTGCACTTGAGCCATGCAATTACCTACAACTATTGAGTCCCCAAACTCATCTCTTATTACTATTCTACCTTTTGGCATAGAAACACAGTAAAGCTTTTCGTTGATATTTAATTTAGATATGTGTTTTTTAGATATCCTTTTGCTCTTCTTTTTTGAACTTATTGTTAGCCTGTAACAGTTTCTTCCGCTTATTCTGCTTTTAGCAACAGTACAGTTTATTATATGCCCTGAATAAATAGCTAAGGCACAAAGTTGGTCATACAATTCTTTCCTAGAAGAGAAAAACAAAAGACTGTTACCCCTTATAGATCCATCAAAATTAGCATAATATTTTAAAAACTTTTTACATTGTTCTGAGCTAAGAGAATTAATAAAATCCCACTTTAATTGTTTATACTCTGAAAATATTGAATCAAAATATTTGGGAACTTTAAAAGTGTAGGTTGTTAGAGGTATCTTAGTTTTTCCATACGTTTTTTTAGCTAGGTGTTTCCCAACATAACCCATTTTATCTAAAGATTTTAGCTTTCTGTCTTTAGATACTTGTATTCTTATTCTTGGAGTTCCACTCCTTGTTTTTGACATAAATCCGTCAGAAATAAACGCAGCGATAAACTCTAATTGATCGTCAGTAATTTCGTATCCTTTTGAAATGGTTGTAACACTAGGGATATCTAAACCTGTGGTGCAATTATCTAGGGTTCTTAGCTCATTGTTTTTTCTATTGTTCCATTTACCAAAAAACTTATGCCCTTTGTCGCAATATATTTCTAAACCCCTACAAGATATTTTAAATCCTTCTCCGTTATACTTCTTTTCTATGTAAGAATTCGGCCTTGAAAAATCTAGCTCGCAGTTTTCATTTACTTGCGCGATCAATGATTTTCTATCTAGCTCGTCAAATCTTTGCCACCCAACCTCGGTCAGTATTTCAATAAAACCAGGAAAACACCAGGCTTCGCCTTGAGCCTTACCGTCTACAGTCTTCTGGATCAGCTCCACAAGCCTACCGTCATTGCGCCCTGTGAGCTCCTTAATGCCCACACAAGCCTTTGCAGCCTCCACCATTAGCCCACGAGCGTTCTTCGTTTGTAAGTGGTACTGAGCTAATCCTTCCCACGAAATTCTTTTGTCAATGTAGCTAACAAGCTCTGGTTGTATCTTACGCATGGAAACTCCTTCTTATTATTGTTTTATTGTTTTCTCGTAACTCAGCCACACTGCCATCGTTACTATATCCACGGCCCACGGAGCGCGCTCGACTCCTTATGCCACCTTCGTATCTCTATCCGCCACTTGTACGCAATGTATAAGTGCCGATAACTCAGCCACACGGCTCTTATCACTAATATCACCAACACGCAAAATATCACCACACTCACCCTATTTATCATGGCAGCAAGCTATCCAACTGGTCGATCTCGCGCCCGAGGCCCTCGGACTCAACAAAAAGACGCAACCACTCCGCAAACGCTAAACTGTACACCGAGTACCCCGTTGGCATTCCATTTAATGCCAGTGAGGACACGCCGTTTTCATCTATCGTAATAGTGGACTCAGTATATACTTGCAATAACTCAAGGATATACTCCGATTGCGCTTGCATACTATTGCGTATACCAGATAATCGTCGCTCTCGGAGCGCGATTCTTTCCGCTATCTGACCCGCTGTTAACATAAAGAACCTCTTTTTGTTGTGGCTTGTGCAATCAAAATACATATATCTTTTAGATATATGCAACGATATTTTAAGAGGTAGCTTAATTTTTCTTGGTTAGCGGCCCGCGTCTTCGATCATTTCATAGGCTTTTGATAAACAATAGTCCCTTAAAAAGTCTGGCAATAGATTGTAATCGACCCAGGAGCCGGAATACTGGAGCCGCGGGCCGATATCAGTGAAATGATGTGGCGCGGAAATGTCACTGTTGAGGAGGGGAGTTTGCTTTATAAAAAGGCTTTTTGGTAGCGGTGTATAGGAATGGGGAGTTTCAGGAGTTGGCGCGGTTTTTGATTCTGCCTTAATTTGTTGCAGAGGTCTGGTTTTATAAATCTTTGGCACAGTTATTGCTATTGGTTTTGTTGGCACGGTTTTTGATTCTGCTGAAATTGTTGTCATTGTTGGGGAATACAAGAAAAAATATATTGCTTGAATTATAGGCTCTGGGTCCTTATTAAAGGAGTTTTTGTTTGAATTTATGCGGTATGTTACGTAAATTTCTTTATTTTTCAGTTTAAAAAGTGACATTTTCTTAAATTTTCCTCTCGAGTGACGTTTTTGGCGCTCGCGGCGCGTAAAAGTGTACCAACTAACTGCTTAAGATCCAAGTAAAGATCCAAGTAAAAACTTTTTACTCGAAACAAATTTTTCTTTATTTTCATATACTTATTATTTCTGATCCAAGTAACCAAGTAAAAGAGTAGATAAAGTTTACTATTGAAAAAAACACGAAAAACAGTAAAAAAAGTAAAAATTAGAGTAAAAGCTCTAGAATTTACATATATTAAAAAAATATATATATAGAAAGTTTAGTGCCTTTTTACTTGGTTACTTGGATCGGACCCCCTAACTATATAATATTACTAAGGAATAATGATCCAAGTAACTTTTTTTACTTGGATCTTTACTTGGTTTACTTGGATCTAAGGCACCGCATCAATTTTTCTAGACACAACGTACCATGCTTACTATTTAATCAAACACGCTCATTTATTAAGCAACAAACAAATAACACACTACAATAAAAAATGATTTACACTTTTTCTACATATTGACTAATTCAACAAACCAGTATCTAGCCACAATATTAATCAAAAAATAAATATCGATTTACATATTGACTTTATCCGCGAACCGTGACTCATGTGTATTTATACAATTTCCTATGTATTTAATCCTAAAAACTAAGCAAATTAATCAATTTAATGATTAAAAATGCCTATTTACTAGCTGCTCAAGAATCTAGCAATAATAAGCCAAAAAACGGACCTTTCCCACCTCAACATAATGAAATAGGCCCGCGAACCCTAAACCATGCTAAAACGCTCTAGGATTAACTATACGAGGTTTTTTTAATAAAAGGCATAGATTGTATACCCTCGAAATAAAACTCGTTAAATCAAGTATTAGAGCGTCTTGGATGTTTGGCTGGTGGTTGCTAGGTTGCGTGTTACGCGCTCGCGCGGTTGCGTGGCACTGGATGCGCTAACTTGAGTGCAGCCTATTTAGCCGCACGCTCCTCTTTCAACGCCTTCAACGTGCCCTTCTCTGCGTTCAACTCCATGAAATCTACCTTCTTGATCACGGCCTTTGGATCTTTTGCCAATATCATTATAGCCTGACCCTTCGTCACTTTCTTATCATTGTGATAAAATTCAGCGCCAAAAGCCAAATTGCTGATCAAAAATACTAAAACCATCGACTTAATCATACTCTCTCCATTATTCCGCAGCGTCTATTCGCTGCATTATGTTCTTTAATTCTATTCCAAGTGCGCGCAGCGCACTGATGCTCGATCCTGTAAACACTTTCAATCCAAGAGCCTTTAAATACGCTTCTGACCTACTGCAAGCCGGGTACATGTGATTGTTGCCCCACACATTGCGCGTCTCATAGTACAAGATCCGCGGATCTTGCGACATTCTGCTTAGTATATCTTTACTTGATTCTAGGCTCATATATCCCTCTATTCTTTGTGTATATCGCTGTATACAACCTGTATATTCAACTATTGTGCCGAGCCTATTGCGCTTATATTAGATCTAATAGATATATTGTGTATATATTATAGACGCATGATGCAATTTGTGCACGGTTCACGGATCGGGGATTTTTGATAGGGGGGTCTATAAAAGAGGGGGTATACCCCCAAATTAAGGAGTATAGAATAATATTTTTATAAGCCCCCGAACCGCGAGCCATCCCCTCCATAAGCAACGCACCGCGCTACAAGCTACAAGCTACAAGCTACCCGACACACAGTACTTCTCCTCTGCGTAGAAAACGGCGTATCCCCATTATATTAGTGATAATAGGCTGCGAGTTTTCTTCCCCTTCCCCTAATCGTGCTGGTGATGTATATATTTTTAAGAGGTATATACATGAGTGAGTTAACGTATTGGAAGAACCCAGCTACGGGGTTAATAGAGGGTGTAGACATATTAGGAACTGTGAAGGTTGTGCAGAAAAATCCAAACTTACAATTTTCCAGTAAGCCTGGCGGCGGGTTTGAGGAGCGGTTCACAGAGAGCGGGGAGTCTTACTATGTGGAAGAGGGGTTGCGTGTGGATGATGAGCCGTATAGTTGGCGATATACTTCTGCGATGGCTGGGGCGATTGCGAGTTCTCTAACCGAGGGCCTTTTACTGATAGATATATGCAAAGCGGAGTGGTGCCCACCGTTCTCGGTAGTTACTAGGTGGCTACGTATGCGGCCTGACTTCAAGGAAATGATAGAGATAGCAAAACGTGATAGAGTTGAGCATTTTTATGAAGGGGCTATAAAGAGCGCACGAGAAGCGGTAGAGAACAGTTCAGGGAAAGAGTACGTAGCGGCTAAGAAGTTAGAGGTGGAAACAATGAGATGGATAGCGGAGAAGGGTGATGCGAGTAGATTTGCTACGAAGCAGGTCCATAGTCTGGATGTGTTAACACAAGTGGTTGTACATACTGGCATAGATAGAAATGAGAAAGAAGTTGCAGAGATAGGTAGCATTAGTGATACTAGTATCAGTATAGGAGAATTGACAAATGGGGAAGCAATCACAGAGAAGCAATGAGGCATTGGTAGATAAGTACGGTGCTGGTGTTACGACGAATGCATTTGGTAAATTTAGGGATAATTTTATATTAGGTCAGCCAGACTTAAATATTTGGGATATTGAGTATAGAAATCAAGGTGACACATTAGTGAACCGTGGCGGGGATGCTGTAGGTTCTGCGTATATGCGCGTTAGTATGTCACCATTTGTTGCAAACAGTGAGGTGATATTAACGAGTAAGGAGATTTTTTCGTTTCCTTTACGCATGTTAGTTGGCATGAGCGCGAGTCAGAGGATTGCTGGGCAAGAGTGTGAGATATCTTTAGTTGGTGTAGATCCAAGTACTGTAGCAATACAGAAGATGCCAGATTTTGCGGATATACCTATTTCTGGTACTGTTACGATATTAACGAATGTGGCAACGATAAATACGGCACAGCCACACGGGTTAAAGGGTGGTGACAGGATTGTATTATTTGGAAATACGGAGAGAAGGTTGAACGTAGGACCTGTAGTGGTTACGCCTATAACAGCTACGCAGTTCACAGTTCCATGTACTTTAGCGAATGGTACATATACAGCAGGTGGTAGCATACGTTGGGCTGATATAACTGACATGTGTGCGAATTCGGGTGGGTTGCACTGGGGTGATAGCCAGACAGTTAGTACTGGGAGTTTATTTGCGCGAAGGAATGGTGCGAGTATTCGTTCAATCCCTACTACTATTGCGAGTACAACAGCGACGCAGGGTACTGGTGCCGCGTACACTGACTCTTTCTTATCGGCATCTCAGCATGAGTTACTCTACAATTTACAGGAGATATTTTTAAGTTCTAGGATTCCTGAGTCTGTGTCTAGTAATAGCGGTAGTAATAGGATATCTCAGGGTATTCCTGATGATGATTCATACTATAAAATTAGGATGAGATTCAAGAATTTAGCAAATTTGACAGTTCCTACTAGCAATATAGTAGCTATATCTAAGACTGGTACGACTACAGCGACAGTTACAACTGACGTTCCGCATGGGTTAACGATTAGTGACTTTGTGCAGATATACGGTGTACAGGATATAGTAAATTTTCCTAATTTAACTGCGAGTACGCAGGTTGCGAGTATTATAGATGCTACTAAATTTACGATAGTAATTGGTGGTGCTGTTACTGCGTCGAGTGTTGGTGGGGTAGTTTCTCCTAATCAGGGGAGTGTATTACTTCCTGGGGCATTGAGTTTAAACATACAGTCTATCCAGAGAACGAGCAATGTTATGACAGTGACATTGAATACGACAGCGGCTGGTTTTTTAAATGGAG